CCATCCCCAACACCACCTTCACCACCGTCACAACCCCAACCACCACCACCACCCCCTGCCGGATGGCAGGAGGCATTCTACCAACTCGTTACAATTATGCTAAAGCATACTCACAGTACCAACTGGTCGCACGACCTCTTCTCAAACCCGTCAAAGGTGTAGATTTCCGAGTTCCTTTGAAGTTTAAAAGTTATGAGAAGTTGGAAGTCCAGCTTGGTCCTCTGTTTGAGGATATGCACCCTGTTGTTCCTGACAATGGATATTCAAATTTCGTTGCCAGCATCCGCAAACGTGTGAATTATAGGACTGATGCTAGAGTACAACCTCACATTGTACGTGCTGCACAGTCTTTTGTGGAAGCTGCTGTACCCGTTAAGATGCAACCGTTTGAATGGACGTCACAGCTGTTCGATGATTGGCTTGCTAAATTCGGGGAAGAGAAGAGAGCGAGGATGGTTTCGGCTCTTGAGACTCTTCCATTTGCAGTCCTCAAAGATTATTCAAGCAAGGATGTTTTTGTAAAGGTTGAGGCTCTTCTTGTGAGGCACAAACCTAACTTTGCACCGCGCGTTATCTTTAAAGGTACCGACCTTTATAACGCTATTTCTGGGCCCGTGTTTAACGAGCTCATGCGAAGGTTTGACCTCTCATGTTCCGGCATGAAAGGCAAATGGCAGGTTAGATGCGCTTACAAGAAGGTTCCAACCGATTACACTCCTTGGCTGTCAGAGGGACCTGGGGAATATATTGAGTGTGATTTTTCTGCCAATGATAAAACTCAATGTTCTGATGTGATATTGTTGGAAATGGCTCTGATGAGACGTTTAGGTTGCCCAGAGTGGTTTATTCGCCTGCACGCAAAGACGAATAAGTTCACTGCCAAGAGTAGAGAGCATGCTTTTCGAGGCAAGTTGAAGAACATGCTCCCTACTGGCGCAACCGATACGACTTTTCGGAACTGTTTCTGGAACGCTACCATATTTTGGGCATTTCTAGAGAGGCAGAACGTTAGAAGGGCTCGCGCTATAATTTTGGGCGATGATATGTTATCGAAAATCACTGGGTTGAAAAAGTACGCCGCTAAGACTTATTCCAATATTGCTTCCGACGCTAGGATGGAAGCAAAGGCAAAGAGGTTTAAGTATCTTTGTGATTGTACTTTTCTCAGTCGCTTGTTTGTGCCGTCAGCTGATGTTTGCCACCTCACGGTGCCCATTCTTGGGAAAGCATTAGCCCGGTTCAATGTTCGGGCGAATGGTAACACTTCGTTGTCTGACCATCAATATATGGCTGGCAAGAGCGTCGGATACGCTTATGAATTCCGACACTTGCCGCCTTTTCGAGACGCCTTCTTATGTCGTTTTGAGCACGAGTGGGGTAACGTGCTCAGTGAACACAAGCTTAAACATCCGGAGCTCCCTGTTGAGGTAAGCTGGAATGCGAAATCTGCAGGTATCACATTGGCTAACATCAGAGACAAGATTATTGTTAGTGATGTGATTTCCGACCTTGATTTCCACTCCTTCGTTTACCGCAGGTATGGGTTGACTTCACGGGATGTTTGCGAGTTTGCTGACGATGTCATACTCAGTACCGTGGCAGTTGATATGCGCGGTCCTATTGGCGAGCTCTTGGCAAGGGAC